TAGCTTTATCCGCACACAACGGATTACTTATTATTTTTGGTAGGCATAGCATTGTTGTTTACCAAGGAGCGCAAGCACCAGCTACTATGTCATTAGTAGATACTGTAGCAGGTGTAGGTTGTGTTGACCGTGATACGGTGCATCATACAGGAACTGATGTGTTGTTTTTGTCTCATAGCGGCCTAAGAAGTTTTGGTAGAACCGTACAAGAAAAGTCAATGCCTATGAGGACATTGTCTAACACAATAACAAAAGACATTGTCAACGAACTACAAAAAGAAGCTCTGTCTTTTAGGTGTGTTTATAGTCCTGAAGAAAGCTTTTACTTACTTTCTTTTGTAGGAAGAAAAACTACTTTTTGTTTTGATTTAAGATCTCCTTTAGAAGACGGTTCTCTTAGAGTAACAAGATGGCCTTCGTCTGTTTTTACTGCTTATGAACGTCTTGAAGATGGTACGTTGTACGTAGGAACTGTTGATGGTATTAGTGAATACAAAGGATATCAGGACAATACTGCTTCCTATCGTTTTAAGTACTACAGCCCTAGCTTAACTTTTGGTGATCCATCTCGTTTAAAGTTTATTAAAAAAATAAAACCTACTATTATAGGTCCAAGCAACGCTGATGCTTTTATTAAGTATTCTTACGACTTTAGTACTACATATAAAACAATAACCTTTCGTATACCTGAAGCAGGACAGGTAGCAGAGTTTAACGACCCTGATAACTTAGTTGCTAATGCAGTAGTTGCAGAGTTTAACGATCCTGATAATCCAGTTGCTAACGCAGTAATATCAGAATACGCTGGAGAAAGCTCTCAAATTATTCGTAAAGGTTTAAATGCAACAGGTAACGGATCTACAATTGTTGTAGGTGTAGAATCAGATATTGACGGTGCAGAGTTATCTTTGCAAGAAATTAATATACAAGCCTTATTAGGCAAAACGGTTTAATTAGGAGAAAACAATGGCTGTAGCAACTGATAACTTACCAGAAGATCCCGGATTTATGGATTTGTTTGGTGACTTTTTGCTTGGAGGAGGCGCTCAGGGTCTTGCTGGTCTTGGTCTCTTAACAGGGGCTTACAATAGGCTTGGTGGTATAGGTGAACGTGGTTTACAACTAGGACAAGGTCTTGCTCAAACTCAGCTAGGACAGGCAGCTTTTAGACCTTATACTGTTACTACTGCTACAGGCGGTCAGTTTTCGGCTGGTCCTGATGGTCAGTACACAATGGCTATGTCACCTGAAGAACAAGCTTTCCAACAACGTATGTTTGGTGGGGCTGGTGACTTCTTTGCTCAAGCTCAAGCTGATCCTAGACTGCGTGAAGAAGAGATCTACGGTCAAATCTCTGAAGCATTAGCACCAGAGCAACGTGCTAAACAGTTAGGTCTTGAAGAAAGACTAGCTGCACAGGGTCGTCTTGGTGTACGCACAGCAGAGTTTGGTGGTACTCCTGAAGCACTGGCAATGCAGAAAGCGCAAGCTCAGCAGTTGTCTCAGGCACGTCTTGGTGCGGCGCAACAGGCACGTCAAGAACAAGCAGGACTATCTGCGTTGGGACAACAATACTTGATGGGTAGTTACTTACCACAACAACAAATGTTAGCTGCTTTTCAGCCCGGACAAACAGCAGCGGCTCAACAACAGCAAGCACAGTTGTACGGTACAGGTTTGTTTGGTGAAGCTACTGCTTCTGGCATTGATGCATTGCTGGGTGCAGGTCTTGGACAGGCTAACTTGATGGGTGCGGCAGGCACTGGCTTGTTGTCAGGCTTGTTTGCTAACCCAGAAGCTTCAGGAGAAGGAAGCCGAAGCAATCCAATTAGAGATATTTACGATTATATTACAAGCGTAATTGGAGGTTAATTATGGCTAGGTTTGGTAGAAGTTTTGTACAGGCCGCAACACAGCCTCAGTATGCTCAGGGGCTGTTTACTGCTGCACAACAGATAGGTGCTGCTCCGGGTCGTAGACGCCAAGCACAAAAAACGGCTAACTTGCAAAAAGGTTTGTTTGGTTTAGAGCAAAGTGCTTTGGCTGGTGAGCTTACTCCTGAGATGTACAAAGAAGCTGTTGGTTCTTACACAGCGTTAATGCAACAAAACCCAGACATGGCTGAAGAAATTAGAAGTTCTTTAGGCCGTATCGGTGGTGTTGTACGTACACAAAATCAAACTCAAAAGACTATTGCTGCTAAGACAGAGTTGAACAATCTTAAAAATGCTGCACTGGCTGTACAAAAAAACAGGCAACTGTCTGCTGAAGATAAACAGGCTACTATAGCTAAAATGAAACAGGAGATGTCTAAAATACAACAGGCTAATCCTAACATAGATCTTACTCAGTTTGATGGTATGTTTGAAGACGTTATTGTTGAAGCTAGACAGCTAAACAAAGCAGAAGACGTTGCTCGACGTGATACACAAACACGGCAATATTCTCAGACATTGTTTCAGATAAAAGATCTAGATACTTTAGAAGCCGCTACAAATAAAATGATAGCAGGTGATGAAGAAAACGCTGAGGCTATTAAAAGATTTTCTTCTATTCAACAAGAATTTATTTTAAATAAACAAGAAAGAGACCGTCGTACTGAAGAACGAGGTTATAACGTGGCAGGTGAAGTAAAGCCTGTTAGAGACAGGTTAAAGGGTGTTCCTGAAGAAATAGCAGGTATCGTAGAAGATAAGCTATCTGCGGCAGAAGCTGAACAAGAACGATATAGAACTAACGGTACTTGGACTAACACACTTGCTAGAAAAAAAGCGGCTAATTTAATTGACGAAGCTGAAGATCTTATAAACAGATATGTTATAAGCGAAGTTGGTCGTGAACAAAACATCATTGCTGGTCTTGAAAGTGACATTGCTGATCTTGTAGCAAGCGGTCCCGGAACTCCTAACAGAAATGATATTATAGCAACGCAAAATACTCTTGCTATACGTGATTATGGTAGAGAGTTTGACGAGCTGCCTTCTGCAAAAAAACAAGACATTCAAAAGAAAGCCGCAAAAGAAGAGCAAGACAAGTTAGATTCTGCTTATAACGCTAAGTTGAGTGCTACACAAGGACAGTTAGCTGCTCTTCGTAATGAAGATATTCCAAAAGAAGAAACAGAAAAAAAGACGCCTGAAATACGCCCTGTAGAGGGGCCAGAAGATTACGATGGTATGGTTTCTAATGCTCTTGCTAGAGGAAACACTCCTCAGTCCGTACGTAATAGCTTAGAAAGACTAGGTGTTCCTCCTAAAACTATTATTGGTTTAGTTGATAAATATCAGTTACCTCAAACTATTGACTTTTAAAGGTAAAACATGACTAAAGAATGGTACGAATACGGCGCTAATGAAACTGTTCCTGATTCTGCATACGTTCCTTGGTATGAGCGTGAGCCTGAAGAAGCAGAGGTTGAAGAGTACAGTTCTGTTAGAGCAGGCATTGTAGACTTTGTTGAGTCTGCTGTGGGTGCGGGTGATGAAATGGACGCTACTGTACGTTTGTTGACAGGTGAAGCTGAGAACTGGACTGATGCTATAACAACTTCTCGAAAGCAACTAAGAGCTTTTGAAGAAGATAATCCTTACATGTCTGGTGCGTTAGACGTTGCAGGACTGGCAGCAAGTCTGTTTATACCCGGAGCTGCTCTTGCAAAACTCAGTCAAGGTGCGTCACGGGCAACACGAGTAGCTCAAGCGGCTGGTCTAGGAGCTGCTGAAGGTGCCGCTTACGGCTTCTTGTCAGGAGAAGGTGAAGAAAGACTGGAAAGTGCCGCTATTGGTGCTGGAGTAGGCGGTGCTTTAGGTGGCGTAGCTGGTCGTTTTCTAACCAGAGGTGCAGACGAGATAACAGAACAACCCCTTCGTAGAGTTGTTGAAAAAGAAGACGCTGTTGTTGACATTGGCGGCGCAGAAGGTTTTGTTAATCGTAGTCGTGCCTCTTCAGGTACAGGCGACTTAGACCCTAGCACACACCAACGTAAGTCTACCTCTGTTGTTGATGATGATCTTGCTCCTGATAGCATCCATGAAAACCCCAAAGAAGGTAGTAGAATACGTGGTGCTCTGTTTTTAGGTACTCGTGAGTGGATTGAAAAAAATGTAGGTATCAGAGCTGCTCGTCTTGTTGAAGATGCTGAGACAATGGCTCGAACAGAGTACGCCAAGGTTGATGAGATCTTTGATGGTGAAGAGTTCAGCAGATTCTCAGAGATGCTTGAAGGCAACCCTACTCTCAAAAGTTTCTTCTTGCGGATGAACAAAAACATCGATGAAGGGAATAGAGTAACCTTTGGTCAGGCAAGAAAGTTTGCTCAGACACCTGAAGAGAAACAACTTGTTGACATGTTAGAGGTGGAGTCTAAAGTTCTTCGTGAGCTTGACTTTGTTCCTTTTGACAAAGCAGATGATTACTTTCCTACTACCAACATAGCAGGCACATCAGGCACAACAAAAATATCTGACTACGACACCCCTACAAACTCTCTTAGAACTATGGCTAAAGATGTGGCTGTAGCTAACGCTGTAGCTAAACGATTTAATCTTGATATGTCTAAGTATGCAGACGAAGCGCGTAAGTTGATTGTCGATACTGACAAACCAATGTCTCGATTAGAATTTGTTATCAAGAAGGTCAGAGACGAAGCCCGTGCACAAGCAGCAAAGCAAGGTAACGTATCTGATCCGTCTGCTGTAGCTGACAACCTACGTGATGCACTACGTAGTGTTTTGATAGCTTCAAAGACTGGTGGTGATGCAGTTGGTGCTGTTGCTCGACGTGGTATTTCTGCCGCTTTGTTGGCAAACCCAATGAACGCAGTGTTGAACATTATTGAAGGTTTTACTTCTCCTGTTTATCAGAACGGTATCGTGCCTTTTTTACAAACATTACCCAAAGCTGTTCTTGCTACGTTCAACAAAGAGTTTGGAGCTACTGAGGGACGAAAGTGGATCTCTAACAAACAGTTAGGATTGAGCAGTTACATGGGTGAAGTACAGAATGCTGCCAAGAAAACACTAGATGATTCTCTGGACACAGCAAGGTACGCTAAGTTCCCTGAGAAGTTTGGACAAACGGTAGATAAAGTAAGTGAAGCCGCATACAACCTGTCAGGTGTACGTACAGTTAACCGTATGGGTCAGGAAATACTTACTAACACTTCTATACGCAGAGGTATGACACTGGCTAAGAAGGGTGATGAGAAGTCTCTTGACAAGTTACGTAAACATCCCGGTATGCGTGGACTGTCTGACTCTGAGTTTGCCAGAACAGTAGAGGCTTTGAAAAAAGAAGACTTAACTAGCGGCTGGGTAACTAACTTTGCTGGCGCGTCATTAAACAAATGGCAACCAGTTAGTGCTAGTGCTATGCCTAGAGCTTACAATGATAACCCCAACTTCCGTGTTATGTACAGCATGTTGTCATACATGAACAGGCAAGCTAACAACCTACGTACCGAAGTAGGTCTTAACATCATGAAGGTTCGAGAGAAGGGTATCAACAGCAAGGAAGGCGTTGAAGCGGCGAAGGCTGCTATGATGAACAGTGCTAAGTACACTGCGTTGTTTGGTGTCATTGCAGGCATCTGGGACGATGCTCGTAAGACAATGGACTTTACTAACGATAAGTATCTTGAAGATGTTATGACCCCTGAAGGCATTGCTAGTGCAACGATGAATCAGTTAGCGTCTAACATGTCTAGTGGTATTGTTAACATACGCGCTCAAGAATACGGTGGTGATCCTATCAGCATTACTCCTGCACCGTTGTCAGCGGCGGCTAAGGCATCTACAGGCGTTGGTAAACTCCTAACAGAAGGCGATGTTGACCCACTGCTAAGAGCTACACAAACCTACACGCCCGGTATTGCAACCATTGATAGGATTGTAAGGATGACCCCTGTTATCCAAGACCAGCTAGGCAGGGGTCGGTTGTTTACTGACTAGATCTCGCAGTTATTCCCAGTACAGGCTAACGTCTGTGATCCTTCAGTGTTGTCAGCGTTCTCAGAGATGTTCCAATCGATTGTCTCTGGGAACTCTGCCTTCAACGTCTCATAAGTCTCTAAGTCAATAGGCTCATAAGGTGCTTGTTGATAGGTATGCTCTGAGTACGGTAAGAACGACACACCACTAATCTTGTCGAACTTGTTGTACAACCACTGACCCACCTCCAAAA